CTTGGTTCTGGTGTTCCACCGTCATGATCTTTCCTCATCTTCTTAGCAGTAGGACTGTCTTTGGAATCCATAGGCTCAGCAGGTGCAGCACCTTTAGTGTGTGCATCAGCCTCGTTTACTTTTTCCTTAAACTTCAACTTCATCTTACCAGACTTAACTTTTTTCAAAGTTGAAAGTATTCTCAAGATTAAGGCCGGCTTAACGCCGTGGTATGTCAACGTAATGTTGATGTCTTTCCATTGAAATCCCTCAGCATTATCTTCTTGAATCATGTTGAAGATCTCTTCATCACTATAATTTACATCATCATCAAGACCTGCTCTCTTTCTTTGAGCTTTCATTCTTTTTTCTTTTTCTGCTGCTGCAGTTTTTCTATTTGCATGGGCAGGAACTTTACCTCCATGACCCATCTTATTCATATTCTTTCCTTCAATGGCTTCTTCAACATCATACTCTTTACCAGCGAAAGTAAATTTCTTATCGCCTTTTTCTTTAGCAGCTTTGGCAGCAGCAATAAAACCACGCTTGCCTTCTTCTTGCTCTTTATCACCGTCCATTGATTTGCCAATAGCCTTACGTCTCTTATGTAAGAACTTATCAGAAGAATCAACATCTCCATCGTTATCGATGTCTTTGTCTTTACGATCCTTGAATTTTTTCTTGGCAGCCTTTGGGTCTGGCTTATCCATTCCATCGCCATCATCAGACTTGTCATTGGATGCATCTTCGTTTTTATCAGTGACTTCTTTATCATCATCTGATTTCTTCATCAACGCATCATGGTTTTTTGTGGCATACTCATTGGCTTCCTCTTCACTTTCGAACTCTTTGACTTTCTTGCCATCTGCATCATAGACACAGAACTTTCCAGTCTCATCATTCTTTTTTACATGATCAGTGGGATCCATCTCGTTTATTTTTTTTATCTCGCCTAGGACTTCCAAGTATGCTTGTCCTATGCTTTTTATATCAGTGGTTTTTAGCATATTTGACTCCTATTAAAACCAGTTAAACGCTTGATTAGCGATTGCAGCCGAAGCTGCAGCGATTGCAACCCAAAATAACTTATGTACAGTTTGTGTGGTTTGCGAATTCTTTATAACTCTATGCTCGATATCATCGAGTTTACTTGATAATTTATTTATTCGTTCATACATCTTATCATGATCACTTGACAAATTTGTAATCTTCTCCTCTGCTCGCGCCATGGCTTGCAAAACCTCCGATAATTTATCAATCTTTTCCTCTATTCGGTCTAGACGTTGTGACTGTGTGGTACGCTGTGTTTGTGCCATTTCTACTTTTCCCATTAGTTATCTACTTTCGCGCTTGCTCTCCACTGGTAACATGACCAGTATCTTGCTTTGTACTTAGGCCCCGGATCATCACAGTTATGTCTAGCTCTAAAAGATTTCCTACGCGCTGGATCATCTCTCTTGATACTCATGTTTGGATCACCAAACCTCACAACTACTACCTTACCCTTTGGTCCCATTGTATATACTTTGAACTTTTTACTAGGATTTTCTGATGTCCTAATAGGATCGTTCAATGTAACCTTTTTTCCTTGGTACTCTGCTTCCGTAAGTTCTAGATCACCATATAATTCTTCATCACATTTTTCGCAGATCTTATCTACAATATCCTCTCTGATCTGCTTTACTGTTCTAGCCTCCGAATTCATGTCCAGCCACCCTTTTCATTTGTTTATTAAATTCTGCCTGTGAAGGCTTGTCCTTATAAAGTTTTATAGAGATCTCAGGTCTTTCTTTCCCTTTAATTCTCCAGTTATAACCTTTTTTTTTATGCTCATCACTCGTGGTTTTAACTACTCTACGCTTGTAACCAGCTTCCCATGTTTCTGATTTCTTTTCATCTACTCCTTCACCACGAGCACTGTCAAAGTCTTTTTTAGTAGGTGCACCTTTTGACCCTGGCTTTCGCATAGGTCTACCTTCTTTTCTCTTCTTATGTATATTGGCCCATAGACCATCACCTTCTAAAAACTGTTTGAACTTTATCATTTCTTCTTCTCTTTCGCTAGCATCGCAGCAATCTTCATAAGCGTTTGCTTATCCTTGTCAGATATAGATGCAAGCTGTTTATCTCTTGCGATCTTTTCTAAAGACTTAGCATATGCTGCAGTAGATTCTTTTTGGCCTTGTCCCGGAGTTTCATCTTCATATTTTTTTCTCAAGGTTGTAGTTCCAAATAATCCGGCACCACCTTCTTCATTTACGTCATCTGCAATAGGAAGATCACCTTGTCCTTTAGTCTTAGCTTTCTTTGCCATCTTAACAGCCTGATCAAGCACTGATAATTTTTCGTATGGAACCTGTATATATCTTCCGATCTTACCAAAATTGAATTGAAATCCTAGCTTACCTTTGCCCATTGCAAATCGAGTAACATGTATGCCACCCTTGTTAAAAATGTCTGTGGCTTCATCAATCTCTATTGCATCTGACGACATGTTACGTTCAAAGACCATGCCTTCACGTTTTCTCCACGTTTGGCTAAATCCATCTGGATACTCTTCAGAAATCTTATCCACTGATTCTTTATTATTCTTTGCCCATTGCTTTTTATACTTAGAGGTTTGTCTTTCAGGATATTTTTTCTTTGTTTTAGGATCCACTTCATCAGGATGTCCTGTCTTAACGGCATATGCTATTCCGGTAGGACCATAAGCCTTACCTTCTTCAACTTCTTCTTTAATGCCTAAACGTTTCATGGCTTTTTTAATGAGGGGGCGTACATCTGTTTTGGGATTTTTCTTACCAGCAAGATAGAAGTCATCAAAAAGCTCATCATCTCCAATGATACCATACATCTTATCAGACGCATTGTCTCCATCCTTACCAGCCGGAAGTGGTTTCTTAAGAATATTCTTTAATTCTTTTTTCTGCTTAGGAGTTTCGGGGATAGCCCACGTTCCTTCTTCAACATCTGCTCTCTTCCTCTTGATAGCATTACGTTTTTCTTGATCTGTAGCTCCCGGTTTGTAATCCCGATTCGTAAAATCGGTCATACTCTCACGTAGTTTGAAGAAATCTTTCATGTTTAGCCCCTTACTTTTGCTGCTAAGTCTTTATCGGCCTTACCCCAAGTGCCGCTTGACTTTGTTATGAATGAATTGACGCGAGCGAGTCCCCACTGTTGCGGTGTGGTCCCGGGACGGTGTCCACCTTTCCACGCTGCTACGCCTCTGTTATAAACTTTTCTTAAGATACCTGCTGGCATGCCAGACTTTTCAGCTTTCTTCTTGATAGCTGCATCTGCTGATTCACCAAACATGGCTTTAAATTTTTTAGTATGCTTACTTGGCTTTGTCTTTGCCGTCGCATCTCCAGGAGCAGCTTTATATGCTGAAGGATCGTCATCAGCTTTATCTGCATTCTTTTTGAAGTGAGCATCTCTCTTGGATTTCGTAGATTTTTTATCCAGCCCTTTGTAGTATGCTGCTGGTTGTGTTCCGTCTTTGTCCTTAATATCAGGATCTTGTGGAGAAGATGTAGCCTCCTTCTTTTTCTTAGGATCGATTATCTTCCCTTTGCTCCTGTTAACGGGAACTTTCAAGTTTTTAAGTTTGTGATGTGTTCTTAAATAAGGTTTTTCTGTTACCTGTACATCTTCCAGCCAGCATCTGAATTTCATACTTTCACTCTCCACGATTACGTAATTAGATCCAAGGTGTGCAATAACACCTTTTTTATTTTTTGATTTAATCATAACCTCATCACCTTCTGTAAAGAGACTTCCACCGACATACTCTTCTCTTACATCTGATTTCTTTCCGAGATCAAGATGCTTATGAAATTCAGTTTGCTCCTTAAGTCCTAGACCTGAACGTACAGCATTAAATAATTTTTTGGCGTCTGCATTGGAGAACTGTTTAGGCAATCCTTGAGAAAATGTAGCAAAGTTATTTCCCTTTGCAGCATCTCTCTGCTTAGTGGCTGATGCACCTTCTGCGCCATCAGCATCAGGATCCCTCTCTCCTGCAGACACCACTTGTATCGATTCGAAGTTATAATCTTTTTTGTTATATTTTTGTAAGACAGTATCAAATTGGTTGACTCTATCTGAGCCGACTACCATAACTATCTTTTTGAATCCTTCTTTTTCAAGAGACTGCGCAGCCTCAATAAATGTTTTGACTTTTTTATTTGCCATAATAGCTCGAGCATGCTTAGGAAACATCTTCCTAGCAAACTTGATCTTATCCATGTATGACAATGGGTTTTTCTTTTTATCTTGTGATTGTGATAGAAATACTCTGTAAGTATTTTTTCCAGCTTTAGATGCAAGCTTATCGAGTAATTTCTCATGACCTACTGTAGGTGGATTCATTCTTCCGAATGTCCAAAAGCATATCTTCTCTTCTTCAACTAAGAACTGACTAAATCTACTAATCATCACTAAACCTCTTTTTTATCCACAAGACAATTGCATACACAACCAAACAATAGATGGTTGCTACACCTACGTCTAATAGATGTTCTCTCATATGATAGATGAATTCAATCCCAGCTTGAACATCACCCATAGCTTCTCCGCCACCAACATTAATGTTCTTGGTGCCTTCAAATGTTCCTATGGATTGTTCTATTGTTACTGAATCTGACATTATCGCCTATCTGCTCTTCTCTTTGGTGCACGTTGCATACGTGCCAACTGTTTTAAACGAGCGCTCATCTTACTAGCTCTGCGCTCCAAATTCTTTTTGGCGGCAACTGAGGTGACTTTCCTGCCACCTGAAAACTTTTTCTTGAGATTGGTTCTGGCCTGTCTTTGTGCTCGACGATTTATACGAGAAGTTCCTGCTTTTCGCTTTCTCCAAATCTTACGACCACGGGCGAGTTTCATTCGGTTCTTTTTAGCTGAACGTGCAAGAGATCTTCTTCCTGCTAAAGACAACTCTTCAAAGGCATCTATGGTTAGCTTGCCTTCTGCTAATTGATCATACGTATCGCTATATTGGCTGAACCTTATCATTTTCTTCCCGGTTTATCCCATCCCTTTAATATATCTGGTGAAAAGTTGTTGTATGAGAATTCCATACGATCAACAATTTTCACAGCATCACCACCAAGTTGGTCTATGGCTACGTAGCCTTCTTCACCTGTGACTTTGAAACCTTTTTTGGTCTTCACAAATGTGTCAATGTTACTTAACCTTTGTAGTATATTTATAAGTTTTAATTTTGCAAGAACGATAACTTTCTGCAATTCATAGATCTGGACAAGACTTTTTTTATTTTCTGGTGAAAAGAAAGAAAGTAATTCATCTCTCTTATCGTATTGTGCTTTCTTGCCTTTATCTGTTTTTCTTTTATCCGCTTCTTTCTGGTATTTCTTATTGATCCATTTTAGAAGATTTGAAACGTGCTTAGTTGTATTAGTAACAATTTGACCTTCACGGACATACGTGTTATTAAACGTTTCAAGGTGTTGTGCCAGTGTTTGATTTGCTTCGAGCTGGCGCAAAGTAGTTCCTGCAATCTTGTTGAAAATTTTACCTGCATTGCTAAGATGTCCATTCACTTCCTCCGTTTCTTTGGCTGTCATGGTTGCTTTAGTTAAATCGCGCAATATGGCATCCTGTGACCAAACCTTTGAGCTTGCTTTAAGCCCCTTTACATTGACGCCATAAGATGCTTTCATAGATTCAAATGTAGATCCTTTATATGTGGTGTGCCAGACGATTCCAATAGTAGCTTTCTTAATATCTTTAGCCGCTTGAGAATCTGCAGGAACAGCATATACAATTGTGTTCGGGTGAAAAGTTAAATAGCTTTGGCCTTTTATCTTTTCTGTTTTTACATCACCGGGCCCAAACAAGAAATCACCTTGAATGACTCCTTTAATTCCCAATGAAGGTAATTCTTTTAATGCAAGCTTGAGCTTAGCATTGAGATCCCCAGAAGTATCAGCATCAATGTCAGCATTAGTTTTATATACTTTGGGATTCGCGTTGAAGATACCTTTTTTAGCAACAAAGAACTCTCCATCACTGGGGTCGATGCCGCAGAATACCGCCGGCGCCCCGTCCCACTTGACCGAAATTTTTCCATCCTTGACTCCTCCTAGCATATTTCTCAATTCACGCAATGCGTTGATTGCTTGGCGAGTTCCATTCACTCCACCATAAAGGACTTTGTCCTCTATGTGAGTCATATGTGTATTCTTTTGTTCTGTGATATAATTTTTGAATGATTGCATTACTTCACCTTGATCGCTGGTTTTACAGTTCCAGATGTAATGTTCTCTAATTCAATATCTGACTTCCCAACTTTCTTAATAGCAATGACTTCTCCAATCTTCTTAGTCTTATTATTCATGAAGATAACATCATGATCTTTAAAATAATCATAAGCTTGATTTCTATATTCATTCTCAATCTTTTGCCATTCTTTTGGAAACTTTTTCTTAATATCAGCAATCTGAGATTTGTTAATCTCTGTGTCTTTATTAGTGTACTTCTTAATAGCTTTTTTCTTAAGCTCTACAGATTTGGAAATAATCCCTGATAAGTTTTGTGTTCCACCAATCTTAAAATCTTTAACATATCCACTTGGTGAAAGAGTAACAGACTTGACTTCATACTTCGAAGATCCGTGGACCAGATCAACGCCGGCAGAAGTACCTCCGCCAAGATGTGCTTTATTTAATAAGAAGTAGAGAGTGGCTTCTCCTGGACCAACACCTTTAAGATTATACTTATGCATCTTAGTAAACATTTTCGCGTCCATGCCTTTAAGCTTATTGACAACGTTATTAATCTTAGTAGCATCAACCTGATCAAGACAATCGTCAAGATCAAATTCAGGAAAGAAGTGTGTTCGAAACAAGAACTGTATTTCTTTCTTATACTTTAAACTTTCAAAGTCCTTAGTACTGAGATTGAAGTTAGTGAGCTTCATAGCTTTCTTAAGGAATTCAGAATCAAGGTCACTTATCTCTACTGCTTCAAACAGCTTATAGAGATCTAGAAATTTTTTCATAAGTTGCTCCTATTAATTAACTTAAGAAAACTATACCACAGTTTCTATAGAATGTAAATTATTATTTGTACTATTTATAAGAAAAAGGGAGTGCACAGTTAAGTGACACTCCCTTGAGTAGTGACGCTAGGAAAGGAAAGGATGCGTCACTGATTTGAATTAAGCACGCCTGTAGATGTAGGCATCAAGGACCGTGGCATTTTTTATCCCACCCATTATATTTCCTGAGTAAGAATAAGCAACAGGTCCCTTGGAGGCAGGTGTGAAGTATCCACCCCTGTCCAACATTTTCTTTTTGGGTTTACGTCCCCTAAGACAAAGTCTTATCTTATGTTTTACATGGTTAGATTTATTGAACCATCTCACCATGGATTTTACCATGTTTAATTCAACAGCATCATCAGGATTTCCCACTTGAAATGTCCCAATGAAAGAGGTTGATTCTCTGTCATTTTGCATTAGTATTGGCATATTCACTCCTATTTCATTCATCATATAACTATTATACCAAATTTCTTTTCAATTGTAAAGGAAAAAAGTGAGCCTTTTTACACCATGCTCAGGGTATCTCCTTGTTGTTATGCGGCGTTCGCGAATTCCACCGCTTTCTCCGCAGCTCTTACCTTACGGAGCTGGTTACCACCAAACCAGTTTGAGTAAAGTCTGGTGTCACCACCTCTACCCTGTACATGGTCTGTGATATAAGTGACACTGTTAAGTGCCTGCCACCAAGAACCTTCGGCATACTTAGCACCGGGCTGTGTTCCAATAACATCATAAGCCTGCCTTGCAGCTCTAGAAAGATCCTCAGCAGTTTTTACTGATTCGATCTTATCCCTAGAAGTTCTTGGGAAAACCTCATTGTAGTACTGAATGAGGGAACCAATGTCGTATTTCTTAGAACCGAGATATTGAGCCATCTCTTTATACTCTAAGAATTTTTCATGAGCAAGACCAAGAGTTTCTTTTACCTCATCGGCATTGAACTCAACTCT